TATATCTGTGCAAAAAAAAATAAAAATTTTAGCTTTCCTCTTCCTCTTAAGAGTTTCTATTGCAAAGTCCATGGAGAAGTGAGTATATTGGAGTCGATATCGATGCAGGGTACAGACACTAAGTGGTGCTTGAGGTGCGTATATGATGCTTTTCCTAAAATAGGAGTTTGTGAATTAAAAGATAATGAGGGGGATGATTAAGGTTCTTAATTACATAATTGCTCCATTTAAGCAAATTGCTTGGGTTCTGTACTTTGTGTATGACAAAGTTCTTATGTCTATACCTAGAAGGCTTTTTGCAACTAACAAATTTGTTATAAACATATTCTGGCCTGTTGTTATAGGTGGTGTAATTTTAGCTGTATTAATTTATGGAGAGTTGCAACGTAGGCCTGGTGGTGTAAATGAAGGTCCAAGCTTTAGATGTGATCCTTGGACAGGGGTGATTGATTACTTAGAATGTCAGTATATGTATGATAGTAGGTAAAAATAAATATAAAAATAAAATAAGGTATTGACTCTACTCCGAAGATCTGTATGCTTATTAACATAATGGTATAAATCCGGTAGGCTATTAGTCGGCCGCTCATATTTATAATCATTTAAATAAAACTCAAAAAACCGCAAATATCGCCACCTTGTTAGATACTGCGGTTTTTTTGTGCTTTGTTCATAGTCCCGCAATGGGATTTTTAACCTCGGCCCCCTTATACATCATTATATTATTCTCCTTTTATAATTTATCCCAAAATTAAAGGGGGCTTTAGGCTATGGAAAAAAGCAGAGTAGAGAAGAATACAAATATATCAAAGAGAGATATTAAAATGACAAAACTATCAGGATCTCAAGGAGGTGATACAGCCGCTCCGCAGAGATATACAAGAAATTTCACTGACGCAACGAGCGTAACTGTAACACATAATTTAGGATTTATTCCTAAATTAGTATGTGTTAATCATGAGTATGATGAAGTATTTTATCCGAAAATTACTCATAGTTCAGTTAACGAATTCAGCGTTTCGTGGAGTATAGCCTTAACAGGCGCAATTCATTATTAATAATTTTTAAAAGAGAAAAAGATGACAATAAAATATTATGGTCCATTAGATCTGCTGAATCAACCAGCAAAAAACTTGAAATTAGCGGATAGTTTAGATGCTAATAGTAAAAAAATAACTGGTCTTGCTAACGGTACAGATTCAGGTGATGCTGTAAATTATGGGCAATTAGGCGCATTAGGTTTTAAAGCTACTATTGACAGCACATCTTTTATTGATGATGCAATAGTTTCATATGAAAAAATACAAAACGTATCTGCAACTGATAAGTTACTAGGTAGATCTACTGCTGGTGCGGGATCTGTTGAAGAGATTGCATGTACTTCATTTGCAAGAACGATCTTAGACGATGCTAATGCATCAGCTGCAAGAACTACTCTAGGTTTGGGTACTTCTGCTGTAGCTGCATTAATTGACGATAATAGCTTTGCTACTGCAACTACTTCTAATACCGCATCTGCAGCATCAGTTCAAGCATATGTAGACGACCAAGTATTAGCTGCTACACATAATTTTAGTTATAAAGATCCTGTTAGAGTAGTTGCTACTTCTAACGTAGACATTGCAAGCGAATTAACAAATGGTGATACATTATCTTCAGTTACATTAGCAACTGGTAATAGAGTATTATTAATTGGACAAACTGATGCTAGTGAAAATGGTATTTATGTAGTAGTTGCTTCTGGTGCTGCTTCTAGATCTGTTGATGCTGATGCAGATAGTGAAGTTACTTCTGGATTAATGGTTAACGTTTTAGCTGGTGATGAAGCTGGTTCTAAATACATACTAACTACTTCTGGTTCAATAACAGTTGATACTACTGATTTATCATTCACAGAATACCATGCAGGAGCTTCTTATAATGCAGGAACTGGTTTAACACTTACTGGTTCCACTTTCAGTATTACTGCTGGTGGTGTTAATACAACTCAATTAGCTGCTGATGCTGTTAATGGAGATAAGATTGCTGATGATTCAATTGATTCTGAGCATCTTGTTGATGGTTCTATAGATACTGCACATGTTGCTAATAGCGCAATTAGTTATGCTAAAATACAAAACGTATCTGCAACTGATAAGTTACTAGGTAGATCTACTGCTGGTTCAGGAGCTGTTGAAGAAATAAATTGTACTTCTTACGGTAGAGGTCTTTTAAATACAGCTAATGAAGCTGCATTTAAAACTCTTGTTAACTTACAAGTTGGTACTGATGTACTAGCACAAGCTGATGTTCTTGATGATATTGCTGCTTTATCTGTTACTGATGGTAACATTATCGTTGGTAATGGTTCAACTTTCGTTGCTGAAAGTGGAGCTACTGCACTAGCAAGCCTAGGTTTAAGTAATGTAGCTAGGCCATTTGGTGCTGAATTTAACAATACCACGTCTTGGTCTGGTACTGGTCCTTATACTATCACTTATGCGGCTGGTACGCATGGTCGTGGTGCTACTAAAGAACTTATTGTTCAAGTGAAAGAAGTTCTAGATGGTACAAACAATGTTGTAGGAATTTTAACTTCAATTGCTGATAATGGAGATGTAACAATTACATCTACATCGAGTAAATTTGCTGGTGATATCACAATTATTGGTTAATTAGAAAGAAAGTAAGGAGGCCTAGAGCCTCCTTCTTTTTTGTAGAGATATGACAAAACATAAAAGCAATCAATTTTTCTCATCACGCATAACCGTAGGTAAAGAAACAGAATTAACGGGGCAAGGCACAGTAAATGTTATTGGTGCAGAAGCATCTAGTACAACATGTCCATCCCTTTTGTTTGGTCATGAAGGGAATGATGATCATGCTGCTCATATATTTGTTTACAAGAAAAATAACATTTCGGATTTAAGAGGTTGTTCTTACAACGGATCTAACTATGCAGCAGGTAACAGCTCAGGTTATAGAGATTGGTTTAATGGTACTAATCATAGAAGAGAGCTAAAGGTTTATTCAGAGCAAACGGCTGGTGATAATATAAATAGTGCATGGACTGAATCTATGTGGTGGGATCTTACCACAGGAGATGTTACAGCTAAGCAAGATTTTACAGTAGAAGGTACTACAACGTTAGGAAAAGTTAATTTTACAACTGGAGAAACTACTAGATTTAGAGGTCTTAACTATCTTAATTTAGGGACTAATGAAACTGAAGGAGGGACGACTTCAGTTACTCAAGGGTTTACAGCAGATGGATCAAAATTTAATAATGCAGATTCAGTTTTATATAAAACAGGTTTTGGATTTCAGGGGTACGATGATTATAATGATACATATTCATCGTCTGCAAGGAATGCGTATATAGCTGGTCAGGACGGTGTTAATTTATATACTAATTCAACACTAAGAGCGAGAATAACAGCAGGAGGAGATTTTCAGATTAAAAGTGATATAGAAGTTGATGGTACTTTAGAAGTTGATGGTACTACAACTTTAGAAGGTAAAATAGAAGCTCATGGTGGTATAGTAATTCAAGATGAGCAAGATGGAGGTGCAGGCAGAGGAATATATTATTGGAATAAGGCAAGTAGTTCTCATACTTCGTATTTAGCGACAAGTGGTGAAGGTAGATCAATTGCTGGTGGAACATCTGTTGCTGGTCATAACTTTTCTTCTCATTCAATAAGATTTAGAGAGAATAACGATAGTAGTAATGGTTTTATTTTTGAAAATACAAGTGAGCAGTTAGTATTTAGTATTAACTCAGGGGATAAGTCTGCATATTGCGCAGGTAGTTTTGCAGTAGGTACAACTTCTCCAGACCCTAATGCAATTATGGATTTAACGAGTACTACAAAACCATTCTTACCACCTAGAATGACAACTACACAAAGAGATGCGGTTTCATCTCCTACGGTAGGAATGATGATTTTCAATACAACTGTAAACCGTATGCAATGTTACATCTCATCTTCATGGACGAGTTTACATTAAATAAATTTAACAACTTAACAGAGAGTGAAAGATGACAACAAAAAATTATGAAGGCTTACAAGGATCGGCATCACTTAAAGATTCAGAAGGCAATCCAACTACAACAACTATTACTGCATTCTGGCATAATGTAGATTTTGATTACAAGATTAATGAAGCGAGAGTAATCATATTAATGAAGGCTTGGGAGAGTAAGAGTGAATTCAAGAATGGTGAAGCTGATATTACTAATCAGTTTAGTGATAATACTGTTGTAAAATACAATGTATCTGATTCAGTTAAAGTAAGAAAGGGTAAAGATGTATTTGATGGAGATGATTCAACAACTACATTTGCATTTACAAAAAATAAACCATCTTCAAAAGATTATATTTATGTTGAAGTAGATGGTGTTAAAAAAGCACTAGGTGTTGATTACACAGTAAGCTTTGACAGTGGATCTAGTGGTACAGGTTCAGTAACTTTTACAACTGCTCCAGCAACTGGAAGTAATAACGTTAAAATATATAAGCAGAACAGAGGATGGACTGATTACTTTAGCAAAAGTAAATTATCTGGTGACGGTCAATGGCCATTAAAAGCAGTAACAGACTTTTTACAAGATTTAGATGGAGATGATGAAACAGATCCAAATGGAATAGATTTTAAATCACTGACTAGAGATAGCGTAGAGTAGAAGCTAGTAATTATTTAATTAAGAGTCAAAATGACAAAAGTTAAGAGTGATTCTCACTTTCAAGGAAAGATAGGTGCGGGTGAACCTAACCCACTAAATGTAATAGATGCAAATGGTGGTATTGTAGTAGGAGCGGGTTATTCTGGTTCATCTATAGCTCCAGCTAATGGTATAATTGTAAAAGGTAAAGCAGGTTTTGGAACAGATGACCCTATAACAGGTGTACAGATAGCTAAAGGTCTTGCATTAAAGCACATAAACAAGACTGATAGCTATACACTAACAACGAATAATTGTTGGGTTAGCTTTGAAGGTGCATCATTAACTGCAACCTTACCAAATGCTGTATCCCATCCTTCACAGATCTTTATAATAAAGAATGTGCATGAAACTAATAATTTAACTGTTTCTACAGGTATAACAGTAGAAGGAGTGGCCACATATTACGGAACCATAGACGGCCAAAACATTGTAACTATAGGCCCTAGAGAATGTATATGGGTAGGAAGTGGTGGTACTAACTATCAAATATTAAATCACTACGATTTGACTATCTAGGGAGAGATATGGTGATTTTAATAATCAGTATATAGGAATTAGAAAATGGCCAATCATAATATAGAGAAGAGATATAATTTAACAGGATTGAAGCTATCAATAAAAAAAGACGACTCTTTGTATGAGTTGAGATTTGAGGGGTGTGATCTTTTCTTAAATGATGAATTAGTCAAAGAAGCAAGAGATGTTGAGGAGTTCATGGAGTATTGCGGAAGTGCTTTTAGTGGATTACAGCATTGGATTGTATCTGCAATACAAGATGACGGAGTATCATTAGCGTAGTTATAGAAAGATATGGTGTATTTTATTATTAATTAAAACAGGTAAAAATTATGAAAAAGTTTAAAATTACAGAGCAACAATTAAGTGATGTATTAGAGTTGTTAATTGAAAATCCTAGGGATGCGGCGTTGATTAATACTTTTAATCAGTTGAGATCAATACCAACTCAACAAGAAGGTGAGCAGGAAGAGAAGGTTAATAAAGAGAAAAAAGAAGCTAAGAAGTAATTTATAATTACATTTCCTTAAGGGTGGGGTGTTTCGAATTAAGTAATAGTAAATATAAGAAGTAAATAAACATGAGTTCAAATAATCAAGTAATAACATTATTTAATAATCAAGATGACAATGGTGTGAGTAGCGCAGTATTACTTAGTCCAGAATCTAAGAACGTAGCAAGAGAATACCATATCTTTTTAAGAGGAGATTTAGGAGAAGGAAACTTTTCTTTATCTATATCATTTGATGGTACTAACTACGCTCCTTGGTTAACAAGTGGTTCAACATCATTTACACAAAGTACATTAGGTTTTTCTGATATAATAAAAGTAACAGTGCCAGTATATGTTAAGGCTAATTTAGTAAGTGCTACATCACCTGACCTTACAGCTGAGTTATTTTATAGATATACTTTATAGTATAAGAGTATGTCTAAGAACATATACGTAACAGCAAGACAAAAGACTAGTAAGTTTTATGACCTTGTTACAATAGGTGATGCTAGGACTTATAAGATAGACCTATCGGCATGGGCTGATGATAACAATACTATTACTAGTGTTACTTGGTCAGTATCAAAAGGTCAGGCTGTAATAAGTGGTGAGTCATTATCTAGTAATGTTGCTACTGCTTTAATTACTAATACTCAACAGGGTAGAAGCTTAATTAAGGTAGAAGCAAGCACAGGATCAGAGAAGGTTGTTATATGGTTAGATATTATATCTAAAGATCCAAGTTATGAATATTTTGGTGATTATTCATAATGGGTAGAGTTTCTGAATACAATGAAGAGTTTGCAAATAAGATTTGTGATTTAATTGCAAAAGGTGAATCTCTTAGTGCGATATGTAGAAGAGATGATATGCCTGTGATTAGTACTGTATTTAAATGGCTTAATGATTTTGAAGAGTTCTCGGATAGATACGCGCGCGCTAAACAAGAGCAGAGTGAGCTTTTTGCTGATGAGATAGTTCATATAGCAGATACAGAAATTGACCCACAAAGAGCAAGAGTAAGAATAGATGCAAGGAAATGGGTGGCGGCTAAATTAAAGCCCAAGAAATATGGTGAGAGAATACATAATGAGATATCTGGTGAGATAACAACTAATAATAAAAATATGTCAGATGCAGAGCTTAACAGAAGAGCGGCTGAACTCCTTAACAAAGCGGGAGAAGTTAGAATTGATAGCCTTGTTGGAGGAAAAAAGAAGAAGGAAAGCAAGAAATAGTCTTAGTGAATATGCTAAGCAAATAGTAATACCTGGAACGCCTTTGAATGACGAAGAGGGTTGTGAAGAGTTTTACGCTGATCATATAACTCCAGCAGAGCATCATGAGATAATGCTAGATGTTTTGCAGAGGTTAGCTACAGATAAGTTGCTTTATAATGATGAGTTGGTAAAGAATGTTATTATCTTAGCTCCTCCAGGTAGTGCAAAATCTACATATGCAAGTATAGTTTTCCCTACTTGGTTTATGGGAAGATTTCCTAATAATAATATTATTATGGCAACATATGGTTCAGAGCTTGCCAAGAAGTTTGGTAGAAAGTGTAGATCTGTATGTAAGAGTGAAGAATATAAAGAAATATTTAAAGCTGAGCTAGTTCAAGGAAATAGTGCAGCAGATGACTGGAGTATAACAAACCTCTCAACTTATATGTCAGGAGGTATACTTTCAGGAATAACAGGAAATAGAGCAGACGGGTTAATTATAGATGACCCATTTAAAGGCCGAGAAGAGGCTGATTCTGATACAATCAGAAAAAAAGTGAAGGAAGAGTACAAAGACTCACTATTGACACGTTTAAAGCCTAAAGGCTGGAAGATTATAATAAATACAAGATGGCATGAAGATGATCTTTGTGGTAATATACTCCCTAAAGATTATAAAGGTGAATCTGGTTTTATTAGATCTAGTGATGAGTCAATGTGGTATGTGCTTAACTTTCAAGCTCAATGCCAAAGTAAAACTGATCCTTTGAAGAGAGAGTTAGGTCAATATCTTTGGACTGATTGGTTCCCAGCTTCTTGGTGGGAGCAAACTAAAAGAACTCATGCTGGTTATTCTTGGTCAGCTCTATATCAAGGTATTCCTACTCCTGATGAGGGATCATTCTTTAGAAGGGATTGGTTTAAACGATTCAGGTTTGGCGAAGAACCTAAGCTATTAAGCAAATATATAACTGGAGATTATGCGGTAACTAATAACTCTGGTGACTTCTCAGAAGAAGGAGTGGCAGGATTTGACGCAAATGTAGAGCTTTGGTTCTTAGATTGGTGGTCAGGTCAAGCTAGTGCTGATGTTTGGATTAATGAACTAATAGAGCTTGTGAAGAAGCATGATCCTATAGCGTCAGTTGCAGAAGCAGGAGTAATAAGAAGAGCAATAGAGCCCTTCTTAAAGAAAGAAATGATGAACCAGAATTGCTATTTTAGACATGAATGGATCTCATCAAATAAAGATAAAGCTGCGAATGCTAGATCGTTTCAAGGCCTTGCTTCTCAAGGCAAGGTTTGGATACCTAAATGTCCATGGGGAGATGAATTGATAGAGCAATTAGTTGCTTTCCCTCATGGTAAATATGACGATAAAGTTGATGTATGTGGTTTGTTTGGAAGAATACTAGACCAAACATATGCACCATCATTAATTAAAACTGATAACAAAACGAAACAAGATTCATATGGGCTTGATGACGATGAGCTTGATGAAGACGAAAACTGGAAATTAGCTTAATGACAAAAGAAAAAAACACATTCACAGAATTAACAGATCTAAAGAAGCAGGTTGATGATTTTTTATCTTCTACTATAGATGCTCGTTATGCCTCTGTTAGAGATAGAGATTACTATGATGGTTATCAATGGACTGAAGAAGAAGAAGCTGTACTAAGAAAACGTAAGCAGTCTCCTATCGTTATTAATAGAATCAAACCCAAAGTAAGAGGGTTAAAGGGATTACTTTCTATTAGAAAAAGTGATATAAAAGCTTTCCCAAGAAACTATGAAAATGATGAGAATAGCGCTCATGCTGTAACAGATGCTTTACGATATGTAGCGGATAATAATGATTTCGATTCAGTAAAAGCAGAAGTGTTTGAGAATAAAGTCATTGAAGGGTATGGAGCTGCTAATATAGAAATAGAGCTAAATGCTAATGAAGAACCCGAAATAAAGATAAATCAGATTCCTTGGGATAGATTTTATTATGACCCTCACTCCAGAAAAAAGGATTTTAGTGATGTAAGATATTTAGGCGAAATAGTCTGGCTTGATGAGGAGCAAATAAGAGAAATGTATCCTAAGGCTGATTTATCTTATACTGATAACCCTAATTCTACGGAAGATGAAGCATTTGCTGATAGACCAACTTGGATTCAGAATAAAAATGATAGAAAAAGAATTAGAGTTGCAAAACATTATTACATTCATAAAGGGGAGTGGCATGTTTCAGTATTTACTAATCATGAATTCTTAGAAGATCCGAGAGTAAGCCCTTACCTGGATGAGTTTAATCAACCTATGTGTCCTATAGAAGCGGATTCAGCTTATATTGATAAGTACAATCAAAGATATGGAGAAGTAAGAGATTTTATAGATCCTCAAGATGAGATTAATCATAGAAGATCTAAGGCATTACATTTGTTATCAGCAAGACAGATAGTAGCAAAAAGAGGTTCTGTTTCTGACATAGCTGAATTAAGAAGAGAGTCTGCTAAGCCAGATGGAGTTATGCTTTATAATGGTGATAAAGGTGATTTAGAGTTTGCAGCTAATGGAGACTTTACACAAGGTCAATTAGGATTGTATCAAGATGCTAAAGCTGAACTAGACGCTACGTCATTTAATGCTCAGTTATCAGGAGAAAGACAGAGTGGTGATTTATCAGGTAAAGCTATAGATCGCTTACAGAGTGCAGGAGCAATAGAAATAAACGACCTATATGATGGGACTGCCAATTGGGAAAAAAGAGTATTCCGTCAAGTTTGGGCTAGAGTAAAACAATTCTGGAATGAACAAAAATGGGTTAGAGTAACTGATGACCAATCTAATCTACGTTGGGTAGGTCTTAACAGCCAAATAACATTGCAAGATATGTTACAGGAAGTAATAGAAGATGAGTCTAAACCTTTGGAAATGAGAATAGGTGCTCAAGCTACTTTAGTGACACTTAGTCAAAATCAAGATCCAAGATTACAAGAAGTAGTAGAGATTAAGAATAATACTACGGAGCTCGATATAGATGTAACTCTAGAGCAAAGCTATGATGTAGTGAATATTCAGCAAGAGCAATTCCAAGTAATAGCTGATCTAGCAAGAACGCTAGGTGGTGTTGATATTATAGATATCATTGAGCTTTCATCTCTTAGAAATAAGAAAGAGATCATAGAGAAAATAGAGCAAAGACAAGAGCAGGTTGCACAGGCAAGTGGAAATAGTGCAGAAATGCAACAAAAGGCAATGCAAGTTGACCTAGGCAAGAAGTATGCAGAGGGTCAAAAGGCTCAGCAAGAAGCAACACAGAAAGCAATTGAGAATCAAATATTGATTAAGAACCCTCCTCAAAGGGTAACTAACGTTTCAGTTTAGCATTTAACAAGAGTTTATATTTAGGAACGCCTCATAAGATAAGGTTTTATGGGGTTTTTCTATGTCTAAATTCAGTAGACACTGGCCGCCGCAGCACGGGTGAAAATGGCCGCCGCATTACGGGCGAATCTATTTATAGGTAAACATGACTGAACAAAACATTGATACTACGGATGTTTTTCAAAACGAAGACGTTTTTGATGATAATTTTTTAGAACCTTCTGAAGCAGATAATGTAACAGAAGAGATTGTTGAAGATGCTGTTAAGGCGGAAGATCAACAACAGAGGGCGGAAGAGTCCAAATCTAATCAAGAATCAGAGGAGTCGGATTCAGAGGATAACAATGAAGTAGATAACAATAAGGGCGATATTTCTAATGAAGAAAAGAAGGATGAGACGCCATTATCCAATGATGAGTCATGGACCAAGGAACTTGCACTTGATGAAAGAAGAAAGCGTCAAGAGTTAGAGCAAGAGTTACAGAAGCTGCAAAAGCAGTTATCAGATGCTAATACTCCTCCTCAAGAAGAGATTAAACGTCCAGATGTTTTAGATGACCCAGATGGAGCATTTCAACATACAGAGAATAAGATAGAACAGCAATTATATGATGCGAAGCTAGCTTTATCTCGAGATATGATGAAACAGCTACATGAAGACTACGATCAAGTAGAAAAGGAGTTTGATAACATGATGGCAAAAGATCCCTCTCTAGGAGTTAAGGTGTTTAAGTCTGCTAACCCTGCTAAGTTTGCTTATGAAACAGCTCAAAACCATCTTAATGCACAGAAATTCTCTGATCCTGATTACGAAAAGAAATTAGAAGACAGAATTAGAGAAAAGATATTAGCAGAGATGAATAGCTCTAGTAATGACTCTAAAGACGTTAGTAAACCTCAAATCCAAGTGCCTAAAAGTTTCGCAGGAAAGGCGAATCAAGTCAGTGATAATCCAAGGATAGAAATCTTAGATACAAACGACTTATTCAAAGACTCTCCGTTTTAATTTTTAATTCATTAATATACATTAGGTAAACACAATGGCAACAAGTACAATTAGTAGTGCTAATATTGTAACTATCTTTCAAAAGAAAGTAGTACATGAATATATACGTGGCGGAAGATTCGGCCCTTATATTGGTAATAACGAAAACTCAATAATCCAAGTTAATAAAGACTTGAAGAAACATTCTATTCCTTTAGTAGGTAAGTTATCTGGAACTGGTGTTAGAGGATCTAACTCACTAGTAGGATCTGAAGAAGCACTTTCAAATCATGCTTTTATTTTCCAACCTACTCACATTAGAAATGGTGTGTTAATAGACAACGAAGAAAGAGAAAAATCAGAATTTGATTTATTCACAGAAGCAAGCCCTTCTCTTATGAATTGGATGAATGAAACTAAAAGAGATCAAATCATCCAAGCATTAGGAGCAATTCAAGCTGGTGGAACTTACTATAACTATGGTGGAGCAGAAGCATCAGGTGCAACTGGTTCATCTGAAGCATCAGCTGCAAATATGGATACTTGGAATACTAATAATACTGATAGAATTCTTTACGGTTCAGCTAAAAGTAATACAACAGCTGGTGATCATACTGCCTCTTTAGGTAATATCGACACAACTAATGATAAATTAACTACAGGTTCACTTTCTTTACTTAAAAGAATAGCTGAAGATGCTAACCCACTTATTAGACCAGTAACTTTAAATGGTGATGAACCATTTTATGTTTACTTTGTAGGTAAATATGGTTTCCGTGATCTTAAACAAGATACAGCTATGCAACAAGCTAATAGAGATGCTCGTGAACGTAACATGAAAAATCCTTTATTTGCTGGTGGTGACTTAATGTGGGATAATATCCTAATTAAAGAAGTTGCTGATCTAGATAAATTTATAGATAGCACAGGTTCCGGTCTTTGGGACGGAGTTTGGGGAGCTAACGCAGCTGGTGATAGCCTTGTAGATTCTGGTGCTGGTAGTAGCAGAGTTGGAGTTGGTTTTTTATGTGGTGCTCAAGCCCTTGTTATGGGTGTGGGTAAAGCTGCAAGTTTTAAAAGTAGAAAAGAAGATGATTATCAACACTCTACAGGTGTTGCAATCACTGCTAAACACGACATTAAGAAGATTTTCTTCAATAATAAGCAACATGGTATGGTTACGCATTTCCATTCTGCTTTATTAGACGCTTAGTAAGCTTCATATATGCCTGGCACTTTTATTTGGTGCCAGGCATAACTTAGAGAGTATGTTGATATTAATTATCATTAAAGGTTAAATTATGAATTTAGAAGAAGTAAATAATACAAATAATCCATTAAAACTTAAATCTATAGCTAAAAAAGAAGGTATAGATGTTACTGGCTTATCTACAGCAGAAGAGATAAGAGGTAAGATATTAAGCAGTATTAATGGCGGTGAGTTAGTAGAAACTAGTGATAAAATCATATTCACTTATATAGGTGGAGGTGAAGATTCTCCGCAAGTTATAAAATTTATGAATAGTATATCATTTAGACGTGGAGAAGCTGTAGAAATAGAAAAGAATGAAGAAAACGAATTATATATACAAAAGCTTTCTGGAAATCCTTGCTTTATCAACGGATCAATAGATGCTGATGAAATAGTAGAGATGGACAAAAAGGCAAGAAGAGTAGCTAATGAAATAAGAGAGCGTACTCTTAAATTAGATATTGAAGCAAAAAAAGCAAGAAATAAACACTAGATAATGTCACTTACACCAAACGAAATCAGAGATAGGGCTGCAAACGACTTAGGTTTACTAAGATTAGGGCAGTCCTTACAAGCACAAGATGATAGTCGTATATCACAAGCATATAATGAGACTTATGCAGAATTAAAAGAAGAAGGATTAGCTACATGGGCTTCTACAGCTTCGGTACCAGATCAATATGCACCGCATGTTATTTCTCTTGTTGCTTATAATTGTCTAGATACATATGCGGTATCACTAGAAAGATACAATAGAGTATTATTAAAAGCTGGTGCTAATGGTGAGCTTGCAAAGCAAAATATTAGAAAGTTATTTAATACTAACTTTGAAACCTTAAAAGATGACCCAGTAGATTTCTAATGTTAGTTCCGATAAATCTAACTGGTGGTAGTTATTCTCATAAGTCACTACCTATATCAGCGCAAGTTACTAGGAACTTTTGGCCTCAGTTAATCGATGACCCTTTTGCAAAAGGAAAATATGTTTTAGAAAGCTTTGCAGGGCAAAAGTTATTTGGTACTATAGGAAGTGTGGGTAGAGGGATATTTTATCATAACTCGTTATTATATAGAGTTGCTGGAACGTCTCTATACTCTGTTAATTCTTCAGGTACTCATGTATTACTTGGGTCGATACCTGGCACTGAAAGATGTATATTTGACGCAATAGGAACAGATATAATTGTTGTTACTGAACGTAAAGCTTATATTTACAATGGTAGCTCTGTATCTGAAGTAACTGACTCTGACCTAGAAAGTCCTGATTCTGTAACAGTTTTAAATAACCAGGCTATCTATGATGGTAATGAAGATAATTTTGGTGTATCGGATGTAGGTGATGCTTCAAGCATAAATGGCTTAAACTATGCGTCTGCTGAGAGTAGATCTGATAATCTAGTTAGAGTATATGCTTTTGACCAAGTTGTTTATATGATGGGAGAAACTACAACTGAGTTGTGGTGGAACTCAGGAGTAGGGCAACCACCATTTGATAGAGTGGAAGGTGGTATTGTAGAAGTTGGCTTAGGTGCTATTCATGCTGTGACTAATACCAAAGAGAACCTTTTCTTCTTTGGTAACGATAGAAAGGTATATGCTGTTAAAGGGTCAACTGCTAGCGCTATTACAACTGAGCCACTAGTAAGAACCTTTCAATCATATTCTACAGTAAATGATGCTATTATGTGGTCTATGAATATGAGAGACCAAGATTTTATAGTCCTTACATTTCCTACCGAGAATAAGACATTTGTATTGCCTATAGGTGGTCAATGGTTTGAATGGTCTAGTGGTGTTGAAGGAAGTAGAAATATTGCTAATTCTTATACCTATGCCTATGGAAAACATATAGTTGAAGATTATAGTAATGGAAATTTATATGAGTTAGATTTTGATACTTACACAGAAAATGCTAATGCTATAGTAAGACTAAGAGACTCTGCACCTTTGCATGGTGGATTATTTGGTGCGCCTGGTAGGACTCTATTTATGAATAAATTGGAGATAATACTAGAAACGGGTGTGGGAATAAATGGATCAGGACAAGGAAGCGACCCAGTAATTATGGTGAGCTTTTCCGATGATGGTGGAAAGACGTTTTCTACCGAAACATGGGGTAGTATAGGTAAGTTAGGTGAATTCCAATGGAAAGTTGAGCTATTTTGTTTAGGTAGCTTCACTTCAAGAATTATAAGAATAAAAACTTCAGATCCTGTTTATTACTCAATTGTTGATGCTTCTGTAGATATTGAAATAGGTATATAGTGAGACCTACAGTACCACCACAAAAGATACCAGATAAGCTTAATGCTGACCCTGACATAGCTAGATATTTAAAAGAGTTAAACAGTACTGTTCACAAACTATGGTATCAATCTAATGGAAACAAAAACCCAATATTAATTTCAACAACAGAAGATATCGATGTTACTTCTACTAATACTACAGAACTCTATAGGGTTCCAACAAATAAAGCACTTATCCCACTATATATTGTTATACGGGTTCATGGATTTACTAGTGGTAGTAAGTCTATTGAGGCTGTAGTAAGCTTCGGAAGTAATAGCTCTACGTATGATAATTATTTGAATAGCGTTACATATACAGTTAGTGGGGATAATAAATTTATATTCGATAAGGCTAACGATGCTACAGAGTTAGATGTTCATACGTCTAACAGTAGCTTTAATATCTCTATAGAGACTGCATCTAATGCTGATGTAGAGAAATGGACGGTTGATCTATTCGGATATTTGGTTTGATAGAAGTTAGAATCCCAGATATTGGAGACATACTATCAATATTATTTGATGATGAGATATATGATCGCATATCAGATGATACATGCCCACCAAAGGAAGATTATGACTTTCCAGAGCATGGGTTAAAGAATATAGGTTGTTATTTAGATGATAAAATCATAGGGCTAGCAATTATAGAAGAAAACGGCAAGCTCCATTTTCAAGTATTAAAGGCATATCGTAGACATGCAAGTAAATGCTTAAAAGCGTGCTTAAAAGAAATAGATGACCCTCTATTTTGTGAGATACCACTTCTTTATATGAGTGTGATAAATTTTGCAAAGAAGCATGGGTTTAGTGAGTCAGGAATTAATGACGATACTTATATAAAAAATAATAAAGAACATAAAATATTAAAATTAATTTACAAAGGTTAGAATGTCAGTAGTAAAAGATACAATAGACAGTTTTACAGGTGGTAGTCAGGCTGCTAAAGCAGCTACAGAAGCCGCAAGAATTCAATCTAGATCAGCTGATCAAGCTATTGAATTTCAAAGAGAGTCAAGAGACTTAGCGAGAGAAGATTTTCAGCCATTTAGGCAAGCTGGGGAATCAACATTACCTGGATTACAAGATTTAGTTAATGACCCTAATGCTCAACTGGACTTTGTGCAAAATAACCCATTCTTTCAATCTCTATCAGATCAAGCGAGTAATACTTTATTTGCTAATCAAGCCGCTAAAGGAAAAGTGGGAAGTGGTGGTACTGCTGCGGCATTACAAGAGAATCTCCTTAGACTAGGTACAGACTTAGTTAATCAAAATGTTAATCAAAGATTTAACCTTGCTAGTCTTGGTTCTAATGCTGCTGCTGGTCAAGCAACAGCAACGCAACAAGCTGGTAACAATATAAGTGGTTTAACTTTGCAGCAAGGTAATGCGAATGCTGCGGGAGTGATTGGAGCTAATAATGCAATACAACAAGGAAGGATGGGTCTATTAAAAGCAGGTGGTGCAGTTGGTGGGCAGATAGCAGGTGCACTAAGTCAAGGTTCTTCAGCAGCGGCATTATGCGATAGAAGAGCAAAAACAGATATTACTAAGGTTGGTGTTCTTGATAATGGGCTTCCTCTTTATCTATTTAGATATAAAGGAGATAGTAAATTACACATTAATGTAATGGCTCAAGATGTAGAAAAGGTAATGCCAGATGCAGTAATTGAAAAAGATAATCTTAAATACGTAAACATGAGGAAAGTATGCCGTTAGATTCAAGCATAGCACTAAATGCACGTCCTATGGACTTAGGACAAGTTGCTGATAGTACATTAACAGGTTTTCAAGTTGGTCAACAAGCTGCTCTTAATAGAGATAGAAATATTAGAGAAAACAAAATTAGTGATGAAAAGATTAAGCAAATTAAGTTAAATAGACTTGATAAGAGAGAGCAATCTAGGATTAAATCCGTTATTACTGGTGCGTCAGTTCTTGATGGTTTTTTAGAATCTGGTGATTTGAATAGAGCTAAAAGCTTTTTAACGCAAAGAAGAGATAATTTACTACGTAGAGAGGCTCTAGGGGAGTCAATAGATACTAGTGATACTGATGAGGCTCTAGAGTTATTAGAAAGCAACCCTGAACAGCTTAGAAGCAATGTGAAAAGTTTAGTTTCTTCTGGTCAGCAGTTAGGGATGTTAAAATCAACTTCTGCTAAAGAAGGTTTCACTTTGAAAGAAGGAGAGAAGAGATTTGATGCAAAAGGTAATCTTGTTGCAGAGGGAAAGTTTACTCCTAAAACTAGAGAGGAAGCTCTGGATTTAACGCCTGGAGAAGAAGGATTAGATAAAGCTTTTGTAAAGGAGTTATCTGATTTTCAAGCTGGAGGTGGTTTTGCCGATGCTGACAAACAAATCGAGCAATTAAAATTAGTTAGAACACGAATATCTGAATCTATAAATAATAGAAAGAAGAAAAAAAGTTTTGAAAATTTATCAGATCCAAGATATGGATTTATTCCAGACAAACTATTAGCTTTTGGTGTTCCTGAAGCGATAGAGGTTAAAGAGCAGGTCGAGGAAGTGGTTCAAAGGAATTTAAAGCTAATATTAGGAGGGCAATTTTCTGAGAAAGAAGGAGAGAATTTAATACGTAGAGCGTACAATGAATCACTAGATGAAACTGTTAATTTTGATAGAGTAAATCGTTTAGTTGAGCAAATGCATGTGGCTTTACAGACAAAAAGAGAAGCAGCAAATTATTTTAATGAGAATGGAACTTTGAAGGGGTGGAAAGGAAGCCTTCCTACACATGAAGATTTTGAGAATGCAATTAGTGATAAAGACTCTAAAGAAAAAGAACTAGATTTTAACAAATTAAAATAATGCCTGATATAAGACTTCCAGACGGTAGATTAATAAAAAACGTTCCAGAAGGGACTTCTAAAGCTGATTTAATCTCTAAATTAAAAAACAATAATGTTATTACTGGAGATGAAGAGTGGGTGAAAGGTTCTGATTCT